CAACGTCGAGGCGCTTTTGGCAGCCGGATTTATTAAAGTATCCACACCAAAGCCCGCAAAAAATGCTAAAACTAAATCAGAAACGAACGAAAAGGAATAGCCCATGCCTACCAGTATTGCCCTCTCGAACCCGGTCGTTACCGTCAATTCCGTGGATCTCACGGATCAGACGACCGCGGCAGTTTTTACGCAGCGCTACGACCAGTTGGAAAACACGGCGTTTGGTACTGGTTCCCGTTCCTATACGTCGGGCCTCGGCAACCACGAACTTACCTTGACGCTCTATATGTCGTACGCAAGCAATGAAACGTACGCGACGCTTAAGGACCTTGTTGGCACGACCACGACCGTCATCGTTAAGCCGGCCGCCGGCGCGGACAGCGCAACCAACCCGGGCTTTACGCTTACCGGAACATTCCTTGCCGAATTGCCGGTGGTCAACATGACCCTTGGCGAACTGGCGACCGCCGACATTACGTTTGTCGGTGGCGTGTACAGCACCGACACAACCGCATAACCACGGCCACTAATCGGCCCGACAACGAAAGGAAGCCGCAATGCTGTTAACCCTCAAAGTTGAAACAACCGACGAAACCTACGAGGTATCAACAAACCTATTCGTCGTTGTCCAATGGGAACGCCGTTTTAAGCGCAAGGCGTCCGACATGGCCACCGGCGTCGGCGTCGAAGATTTGGCGTATTTGGCTTGGGAAAGCGCCAAAGCAACAAAGATTGTTGTTCCCGGTTCGTTTGACGATTACCTAAAAAAGTTGGTCAATATCGAGGTTGTTTCTAGGGACCCCGAAAACCCTACCCACGCGGAACCTACCGACGCCAACTAGCCGAAATGGTGTTGGCGGTTGGTTGGGCGCCGCAATGGTATTCCGATACGTTTGACCTTAGGGACCTACTAACAATGGTTACTATTGGTGAGGAACGACAACGACAACGTAGGTAACTAATGGCAACCGCGGCAACCCAACTACAAATTAAGGGTATCCAAGAGGCCTTAGCCGAACTGAACAAAATCGACCCGCGTTACCGTCGCCAAGTAACCAAGGACATTAAAGCGTCCGGATCCAAGATTATTTCCGAGGCCCGGTCAATGGTGGCCAATTTTGATAACAGCAAGGGCAACGGGGCGCCGCTATCCGGTATGCGCCGCGGTTCGCTCGTCAAAGGCCGCGACGTCCGTTGGGATACCGCCAAGGCCCAAGCCGGCTACAAAATCAAGGTTGGCGCCCGCGCCACCCGGGAACGGTACGTGAACTTTACCCGCACCGACGATTTAGGGAACCAATACACGCAACAGGTCGCGTTTGGTGCGTTGCCGTACCGGCTTATGGTTGTTCAATCCGTCGACCCGGCAGCCGTCATTTATGACCATGCCGGCCGCAATACAACTAGCAGCCTTTTTGTAACCAATCTGAACGCCCAAGAGGGCCGCCAACCCCGTGTTATTGACCCGGTTGTAACCCGCAACAGGCCCGCCGTCGAAGCCGACGTTTTAAAAACGGTTAAAAAGGTTATGGATATAACCAACCGCAATTTAAAGGTTCGTTATGGCAATTAACATTCCAATTCTTACAACGTTTAATAACACGGGCTTACAGAAAGCCCAAAAAGCGTTCCAAGGTTTAACCGCGTCAACAGCGCTAGTTGGGGCCGCTGTTGGCGGCGTTGTAACAGCCGTCGGCGCAATGGCTTATAAAGCCGTTCAAGCCGCGTCGGATCTAAACGAAGCCATTTCTAAATCGAACGTTGTGTTTGGCGCTATTAGCGTCGAGGTTCAAGCATTTAGCCGTACCGCGGCCCGGTCCCTTGGAATTAGCGAAACCGCAGCCCTACAAGCCGCCTCGACGTTTGCCGTGTTTGGTAAAGCCGCCGGACTAGCCGGAAAAGATTTGTCGACGTTTTCGACCGAATTTGTGACGCTCGCGGCGGATCTAGCCAGTTTTAATAACACAAGCGTCGACCAAGCAATTAACGCGCTTGGCGCAGCGTTGCGGGGCGAAAGTGAACCATTGCGCCAATACGGCGTTTTGTTGAACGACGCCACACTAAAGAGCGCCGCAATGGAACTGGGCATTTACAACGGCACAGGGGCGCTTAGCCAACAAGCCAAGGTACTAGCCGCACAAAAGGTTATTTACGAACAAACCAACGACGCCCAAGGCGATTTCGCGCGAACGTCGGACGGCCTCGCCAACCAACAACGCATTTTGGCCGCCTCGATTGAAAACGTTAAAACCAACATTGGCCAAGCCCTATTGCCGGTTGTTCAAAACTTGGTTACGTGGTTTAATGACCATGTAATGCCGGCCGTAAGCCGTGTCGCGGACGCGTTCGGCGTGTCGCTAGCCAAGGGCCTACAGCAAGCCGTAGCCGAAATGGGACCGGCCGGCGACGCAATTATTAACCTTGCCGAAAGCGTCACCGTGGCGCTCGCCCAAATGTCGAACGTTGGGCAACGCACCAAACTTATTCTTAGCGCTATTTGGCGTATCGGTGAGGACGTAGTAGCCGGTGCGTCAGATTTGGGCGACGCCCTCACAATGGATCTAGGCGTAGACATTGACGCCATAAGAAAAAAGTTCGACGATTTCCGAAAAGGCGTCGGCGTTGCGTCGGCACAAATGGATTATTCGTCGTTCGCCGCTAAGAAACTAGCGGAAACAGCGCGTAGTTTGTCCGACAGCATGGGCGACGACACACCCAAAGGCGCCGGATCCGCAACCAAGAAACTTACCGAAGCGCAAAAGAAACTTGAAGAACAATCTAAAAACCTACGTCGAGAAATTGCCGACAATTTTAAAATCGCGTTGGATAAAGCAACTAACCAGTTGGACGACGCCCGCCGCGCCTATGACGATTTCCGAGACAGCATTAGCGGCAGCGTTTCCGGAACATTGTCGTTTAAAGACGCATTGGACGAAGCGACCAACGAAAAAACCAGTTTTATTGCCGGCTTAACCGTCATGGCCAACCGGTCAAAACTGTTTGGCGAGCGTGTCGCAACCTTGCTAAAAATGGGTTTGTCTAAAGCCGGATTGCGTCAAGTGTTAGACGCCGGCGTAGAGGCCGGAACCTTTATTGCCGACGAATTAATTAACGGCGGATCCGCAGCAATTGAGCAAACCAACCAACTTTTGGACAGCCTACAAAGCGTCGCGGACGAACTTGGCGTTGAGGCGGCCGACGAATTTTACGGGGCGGGTGTACGACAAGGCGAAGCATTGGTAGCCGGTATCCAATCGGTTATTGCCCAATATGAGGAAATCTTGAAAAACCCGAATTTGTCGTTGGACCGTTTGCGCGAAATTTTGGGTATTTCGTCCGGTGCGTTTGAGGACGTAGCGGCAACCGTTAACGGTGGCGGCGGAACAACCGGCGGCGGCGACGGTTCGGGCCTTATTGACGCCGGCAACGGAATGTTTTTAGATCCGTCAAAACTTGATTTTTCGGGTTTGCCCGGTATTAGCGGCGACACGTACAACGTGATTATTCAAGGCGGGTTCGCAACAGCCGCCCAAATTGGCGAAGCCTCAATTAACGGAATTAAAGCGTTTAACCGGCAAAACGGCCCCGCCGATATTTGGGTTGCGTAAATGGCTACGTCAGTAGTTCAAGCCGGCAACTATGACCTACGCATAGATACTGGGTTTTTAGTGGACGCCTTTACGTTAGGTGATACCACGAAAGGCGTATTAGGAAATACGGAATACGTGTTGGGCGGCACAACCGAATTTGCGTCGGTTCTCGAAGATTGTACGAACGTTAATGTTCGCCGTGGCCGGCGCGACCCGGGCGACCAATTCGCCGCCGGTACGATGTCGTTTACAATTTTGGATACCACCGGCATTTTTTCGCCGTTCGACGAAAATAGCCCTTACTACGATACGCCACAATCCAAACCGGGTTTAGCGCCATTGCGGCAAGTTGAACTAGTCCGATATGACGCAACCAACAACGAAGAATTTTTGTTTCGCGGCAAAATTATTAACTACGACTACAATTTTTCGTTAGACGGCCTCGACACCGTTTCCGTGTATTGCGCAGACGATTTCTATTTGCTAGCCCAAACCGTCATGGACGAATTAAACGTTGACGTTGAAACGTCCGGACAACGTATCGAAACCGTACTGGACCTACCCGAAGTCGATTACCCAACCGGACCAACCGCCCGAAACATTGACCCCGGAACCGTAACCCTCGGCCACGACAGCGCTTACACGGTGCCGGCCGGAACAAACGTCCTCGGCTATCTCAGTCAAATAAACCAAACCGCCGAATTTGGCCGTTTATTTATTAGCCGTGACGGCGTACTAACGTTCCAACAGCGTATAGGCGCAACGATAAGCGGATCCGTAGCCGACTTCCACGACGACGGAACCGAAATAGCGTACGACGAACTAGGCATTACGTTTGAAGCCGACGCCGTAACCAATAGGGCGCTAGTCGAGGGCCTTAACGGAACCGTGGCTACAGCCGACGACGCGGCAAGCCAAGCCACGTACTTTATTCAAACGGCCTCGATTACTAACAGTTTGTTACACGACGCCACCGAAATACAGGACGCCGCCGACTACCTTTTGGACGGGGAACCCGAAGCCCGCTATAACAGCGTCGGAACCACGTTCGCAAGCCTCACGACGGCGCAACGCGACGCGGTAGCCATTATCGACATTGGCGATACCGTCACTATTGAAAAAACGTTTAACAGCGGACCCGGAACTACCCAATTAGCCCAAGAATTGGCCGTAGAGGGTATCGAACATTTAATTGACGTTCGGACAGGTCACCGAGTAAGGCTGTTTACGTCGCCTACCCAAATTGTGTACCAACTGGTGCTTGGGGACTTGGTATATGGCACTCTCGGCACTACAAACGTATTAGGCTAACCACCATGGCCACTACCCCGTATCCGTTCGTCGACGGCAACGTACTTTCCGCCTCGGAATTGAATTCGACGTTCAATATCCCGGTATCAAACAAAACCGATAGTTATACCCTTGTCGCGTCAGACGCCGGCAAACGTATCGTTATGAATAAGGCAACCGCCACAACGATTACGGTTAATACAAGCATTTTTAGCGCCGGCGATAGCGTGTGGATCCACAATATCGGGGCCGGCACTTGTACCATTACGGCCGGAACAGCAACAGTTACAACGGCGGGTTCGTTAGCGTTGGCGCAATGGGGGGGCGGGTCGCTTTATTTTACCTCGGCGTCAGCAGCAATATTTTTTCCCGGGTCAGGCGGCGCCAATT